ATCACCACGGAAGTCAAAAACTTGACCACCGAAACCGTCGTAGCGTCCTTTTCCACGACGACCGCCTCCGCCACCACCGCCTCTTCGTCGTCGGCGTCCGTTGCCATCATCGTCGTCGCTACCGCCACCGCCACCGCCACCGCCACCGCCCGATCCGCCACGGGGTTCTCGGTCTCGCTCACGGTTATACCGTCTCTGAGCGTCAGTTAAATCTTCAAGCGCGCGGCGAGTAGCAACAATTGTTGCAATATCAGAATTGACTTCAATGTCAATTACTACGCGCTCTGCTGGCATGGATTCATCTCCGTGTTAAAGGT